AAATTCGATTTTGTCTGCGATATCGTCCATGATTTGACCTTCGCTGCCGTCAATGCAGTCTGAAGCCCATGCACGGATATTGGCAACAATTACCTCACGGGTAAATTTAACGCCGTCTTCAAAACCTTCTTTGTAGTCCATACTACCTCCTATAGCCTGTTGGCTCATAATCTGACTCCACTAGTATATCTAACTTATACTTGGAAATCAAGGCTGAGACTTTTTCTATACTGCCCGTGCCTAAATCAAATACATTATCTGAAATATAGTATGGGTCTAATCCAGAAAACTCAGCCTCCCAATAGGCCGCCTTGAGGGCGGCACCATTAGGAGCACGTAGTTGATAATACATTAGTTCCAGTCCTGACTATCAACTAAGTCAATATCCCATGAGTCTACTTCCGTAGTAAAATCATTTGAATCGACTGAAAGATTATCAGCGAGGTGGTAGCGGATATCAAAGTCATTAACTTCGGTAATGTCTACCTCCGTGCTTCCTGATACTGTAAGAGTTACAGTCCAGTTCATAGTTTGTTTAGGTTCATGGTCAAGGATTACACAAAGGTCTCGAAGAACCTCTTCCTTGTCGACCGAATCTGAAAACCAACCATCAACAGTTAGATTATCAATAATCTGTCCAATTTGCTTTTCTTGGTGCTCGATACGCTGTTCAAGTAGATTAATTCTATTTAGAACAGTTTCGATATCTGTAGCCTTGTATAGAGGAAATGTATTTTCCTGTGTTTCGGAATTGATACGACGCACAGCAATAAATGCATGTGGGTTATATAGTTCCTGTGTTACTGTTTCCATTTCATTCCTTTCGTTTAACATGGACCGTATTATGCGACCCCTACCAGATTTGAACTGGTGATCTCCACCGTGACAAGGTGGCGCTTTAACCTAGCTAAGCCAAGGGGCCTAAGTGGGGCCCCTTTCGGGGCCCATTCATTCTTAGAATGATTTTACAACTTGAAGAATTTTATTCTTCTCAGCAGTAATAATTGGGTCAAAACCAGAAGCGGAAGCCCACTTAGATTCTGAATTACTCTTGCGAGTAGGGCGGAAATAATCAAGGCGTTCAGTAAGCGCATTGAAAGCACCCCATTTTGTACCCTTGATATTAGCATTAGTTGGTGAGTTATGATAAAGGTCATTTAGCAAAACAACTTTATTATCCCACTTAGTCTTAGCCAATTTAGAATCTGATTCAGCAGGCTTAGGATAAATTGTTTTCACAATATCCTGAAATTGCTTATCAGTAATTTCAGCATTGAATAGAGCCTGAGCCTCTTTCTCAAAGACATCAAAGTATCCAAGAGTTAGACCAAGAGTTTCACGAGCAATTTGAATCTTACCTTCCGCCGTTTGAGTATGGCGAATCTTGAAAGATTGCTTAGATTGCTTCATTGCTAGGTTTAGCGTATTTTGGCACACAACACGCACAGGTGTAATCGCTGCCTGAACAGCAACAGAGCCGTCGTGTGATGTCCATACGATAAGATAAAGTTTAGTTTTATCGTTAGCACCTTGTGGGTCTAACACCATTTCACGAGGAACAGTAAGAGAGCCAAAGACAACTTTACCATTCTTTAGAGAACCAGCAGATTCCCAAGCGCAGCGAGAATCGCCGTCTAGGATATTGTCAGCGAATGAAAATAGTTCTTCATTCTGAACAACTTTATAGCGGGCACCAACAGTTGAGAGAACATCAGTTCCGCCATTAAACGGATTAGTTCTAGTAACTAGTTGTGAGTTAGAAGAATCATTCCAAGATTCTGGAATGAAATCAGATACAGGAGAAAGAGAAACATTCCAATTAGATAGTTTCGCTTCATCAAGCATCATTTGAGTTGAAACAGATTCATCTTGTGCGAAGATTCTGTTTGCGAGATTGTGCCATGCGGGAGTTCCACGCAAGGCGAAAGCGACTTCGTCGCCGTTGATTTCAAGGTTATGAGCCATGAATTTATCCTTTCGATAGTTGATTAGTTCCTGAATTATACTATACGGGTCTGACATTTGTCTATTTAGTTTTGGGAGTTATCCACAGGTACTCGTAAGCCTGTGGAAAACCCCGCACATCTGCGGGCCTCAGCTCGTGTATTGTGTAATTATTTTTAAAGCAGAGCACAATTTACAGGAGCAATTGTCAACGTGATCCATGCAGTCTTCCCAAATTAATTGTTGCAATTCATGAATTGCATATGGTTTATATGTCATTTTTTACTCGCAGAAAATCTTATGTCTGCTTTATTAAATACGCAGAGCCCACACGATACGCAAGCGGAACCGTTAGTGCTAATTAGTGGAATTCGTTTAGCATTCTCAGGGCACTTTGCTCCTACTTTACCAGTCAATTCTTTCATTGTTGTTTCGGTGACAGCGAAAGTCTTTCCTAGATATGCAAGGCGTGTACCGTGATTAGTACGCAATTCTTTAGCAATATCTTTATTCTCATCATCCGTCGAATAATAAAGAGATAGATTAGCAATTCCCTTTAGAATAACGGCGGCGGAAGAGACACGAGTATAAACCCAAAATTGAACATCAGGGTGTTTATTGATAACAGTCTTCCATGCATAGGCATAGGTATCGGAGAAGAAATCGCCGTCCCAGTGGATACGGAATAATTTATCTAGCCTTTACGCCCTTGTATACTTTCTCTAATTTACCTGCATAGCATACGCTTTCACAGATACTAGTGGCCCCAGGACATGAATATTCTTTACCTGCAGGCAGGCCGAAAGTATTAGCAATAGTAGGTGTCTTGCCGTTAGGGCTAACAGCGTTAGCCACTTTGCGGTCATTAGAGCGTTTCAATTTCATAGCGGACATTATATCACCACATTCCGACAGCGAATTCGGCAACAGTATCTAGGCATTCGGCGCATGCCCAATCATCGCCATAGACTTCATATTCCGCCTCATCGGCAAAATAAGTGGCGGTGCCACAAATATCATAGTAAAGACAAGAGACTTTAATCATTTAGTTATCCTTTCGTTATGGCGTTATTATAACAGATTAAACTGACAAAATTTCGGGGACACGCCGTGTGTGACGTAATTCACATGGGGCCCCCGCTCTTTTGCGGGCCAAAAGGGAAATGGGGCGGGTAGACAGACCCGCCCCAAGCTTTTAGATCAAACCTAACTCATCTTTAGTTAGGGGATTTTTATTATATCTATTTACAGTTTCCATTGGTAAATAAATCGCCAGAGTTTTACGCTTTTTCTTTGTATCAAAAACATAAGCCCTGACATTGCCAGCGAATTGTCTGATATTACCAAAAACTAATTCTGATAAATACTCACGACTAATGCCTTCATCTGAATAAATAGTCAAATCATTTGCTTTGTTGTCGTCATAAATTTCAACACGATAACGATTACGCATTTTTTACTTTCTGTTAGTAGGGATTTTGGTTGAGCAGTTTAGCATTGACTTGCTCAGGTCAGTTAGCGTTTGCTAAAGGTATTCTAACATAGAGGGCTAGATTTTGTCTAGCCCCCAATTTATTAGAGATAACGAGCGATAGAGTTGTAAGTTGAAGTGCTTACTGTTTCCTCATCGGTCATCTTGAGAATACGAATTGCGTTCTCAATTTCATCTACCATTTCCTTATACTGCCACTCATGGAAAGTTTCAAAATCTTTCTCAGGTTCAGTAGGAAGGTCAATTACTCCCTTTGGTAGTGTGAAAGATACATTTATGTCGCCATTGTATCTTGTATGAGCAGACAAGTCTGTTGCTTTAGCAATTTTATCAAGTGCTAACTTAGCAATCTCCTTGTTGTATTTTTCTTGCGCCTTTGAGAACTTCTCCTCATTGGTTTTCTGATTAGCCTTATCCTTTTGGATTTGCGCTAACTTAGTTTCAAGTGCCTTGATTACTTTGCTTGTAGCAATCTTGACATTTATGGATTTACCATTTCTAGCCATTTGTTTTCCTTTCGTTAGTTAGTTATGGGAATTATAGCAGGGGATACTGACATTGTATCCCCCGCCCTTTATTTAGTTGTTAGCAGGTGCGCTTGTCCAGCGTTCCTTGCCATTTACATCAAGGAGGATACGATTTACACCTGAAGGGTGATTATCTACCGCCTTGATTACACCTGTCACACCTGATTTAGCAGTTGTGAAAGTTTGTCCAATTTCTAGCGTTGTTGCCATTTATTTTTCCTTTCGTTGTTTGGGAGGCTATCCTAGCATAGCCCACCGACATTTTAGAGCCACGCCTCTAGGTGGTGTTGTTCTATGATAGCCCAAGCGGGTGCTGTATCTAATCCTTTGTATGATACGCCTTCGGGCATCTTTATCTCACGATCAGTTTCATCTTCCCAATAAGCCTCTAGTGCCTCAATACACGGCATTACCATACTTTGAGGAACGGGCGGGTAATGATTAGAAGATAGGTGAATTGAGATAGCAGTAGATAAATCTAATCCTAAATCATAATCGGCTAAATCGTGTGCGAAGGTGCTACCCATTTAGCACCTCGTTTCTTAGGCTATCCATTTCGTCAATAGAAGCAGTTAGTTCTGCTAATTGACTTTCAGTTAGTAATACCTTGGTAGCCTTATCTACTGCGGTGCTTGCTAGCATAGAAGCATAGACGAACAAGGCTTTGGCTATTTGTTCATCATCTAATTCTTTGTAAGAGTGTGTTATAAATTGAGCGAAGCCCATAGCCTCGTCATCAAAAATACTTTCTTCAGTTGCCTGAATAAGAGCGGTTGCGGTTGCTATCATTTATTTATTTCCTTTTCGTTTAGTGGTGGGTAGATTATACACCTACCCACCGACAATTTAGGCAAGGGCTAAAATAGCCTGCGTTGCACCTAGATTTACAGCGTCTAATTCTGCCTGTAATTCCTCGGTTGTCATTTTAGTAGGGTCGCCTACTAATTCGGTGATAGCATCACGGTTAATCATTTCTACCAATTCGGCAGGCATGCGTGAGATTTGCGGATAGAAAGAGCCATTAGTATCTAATTTAGATACAAAATTAACTCCATTAACGGAGAACGGGAATAAAGCCCAGTTATCTGTATTTAGCATTTTTTTCCTTTCGTTTGTTTGATAGCGAGAATTATAGCGTAGGCTACTGACAAATTAGTTTTATTCTGCCCGCCAGCTTTGTGATAAACCTCACAAGATCCAGGGCGTTTCTAACTTGACTCGTAACCAGCTAATGCCCCACTCTCCTTTGCGGGCGATTTTTATTCTGTCAAGTCAAAACGCCGTTTATGTTTTGATTTTCTTTTATAAATTTTTTTACTTGGAATTGGTTGCGCCGCATTGCTACGGCGCAATTCCAAAACTTTTTTAATGCGAGGTAAATTTTGGAACATGATAATTGCTCGCTTCATAAAATCTATTCGCATCAAATTTTGGATTATCTTTTGCGAACATTAACGCAAAATCTACAACCATTTTTGAAAATAACGCAGGGTGAGTTTTATCTGAGGCATACCGCAGAATTTCTGCGGTAGCAACATAATCTTTGCGAGTCATCACGATTTTACTCCGTCACACTCAACAACATCAAAAACATCAAACTTAACTAAATCTTCATCAGATAATTTATAAAGAATTCGGTTAAGATTAAACACGGCTTCAATTTCGGTATCCGCCTCAGTAATAAACGAGATTAGAACATTTTTTTTCATTAGTCATTTTCCTTTTCAAATAGAGAGCCGTCAAAATCAGAGTTAGGATTACAGTCGCATGGCTCAATATTGTAATCCTCATTTCCGCCATAGAAAAGCCAACCTTTTCCGTAGCAGGTGTCGCAGTCAAAAGCGAGAGTATGAATTGTTTTCATTTTTAGTTTTCCTTTCGTTCATTTTCGGTAATTGTAGCATTAGCCACCGACAAAATTGCGGTGAGATTAGCGTTGCGCTTTTCTTTGATTTCCGCCAAGCGTTGAGCGGTAATGAAATCTCTAAATTCTTTTAGGTCCATTTTAGTTTTCCTTTCGTTTTGTTATTGGTTGAATTATAGCGTGGGGGTCTGACATTTTCCCTAGTTAGGGAGAATGTCTGGACCATAATAAGCAACGGCAGATACGATATTCATCATGCCTTTATATTCATTACAGGATACGCATACGCTATTCCAGCGATCATAAGTTTTTGAGCAGAATACGCAGATGTTATCCTGAAGGCTAAAGCCTAGATTTTCAATTTCTCTAAGTGTAGTCATTTAGTTTTCCTTTCGTAGTAAATCAGATTATAGCGGAAGCCGCCGACATTTAGTCGGCAACTTTCACGGCGACAGTCGCCCATTTATTTCCGTTGAAGCGGATAGCGTAGGCATCATAGCCGTCAAGCCAGATGTCCTCTCGCTTTTCAGCGAAAGTAATTTCGCCGAATTGGTATTTTCTAGCAATAGAGCGAGGATAATAAGTCTGACCTACAAGAAGGTCGGGAATTGAATAAGTTTTCATTTAGTTTTCCTTTCATTTTGTTACTCCGTGAGTTTATCAAAAAAGACTGACATTATCAAATCGAAAATCGGTATAAATCGGACATTGTGATAATCATCACAAAAATAAATTTGTCTGGTCAAATTTTTTTCGGGCGTGTCGCAGGATTTCGGCAAATCGGACATAATGGTCATAAAGGGCAAATCGCCCGCACAACTGTGCGGGTTGCCGCAGCTTTTGTCAAGCCGACACGCCGTTAGGTGAGTATGAGATATGTCACAACAAAGCCTAGACCGATACAGAGCGACAACAGGGCGGCGGCATGGAGTAGGTGTATCATTTAGCACACCTCTCACATGGTTCTATTGTATATTCATGACGATCACCTACATAGATGACCTTTCTACCATAGCACATAGAGCATTTCATTTTATATCGCCTCTTCCAATTCTGCCAAAGCCTCATCTTCTAATTCTAGCATTTCATCTAGAGAGATTTCAATAGGGTTTATTTCATCTTCATCATAGTATTCAATTTCATAGCCGTGTTGAATACTCTCATACTTGTATGAGTTGTCATTATTATCGAACGAATACATTTATATATTCTCCTTTACTTTCTGTTCTTGTAAATCTTATACGCTACCACTGACACGATAGCAATTCCAATTCCTAGCCATGATGCGTAGAAATCAAATTGAGCGGTTTCAAAGGCAATTCCCTCAGAGCCTAGTTCTATTAGTAAGTATCTATCCATTTTCTTTATTCCTTATCCGTTTTTTAGTATTGCTATTGTCATTATTACGAAAGCGCTTAGGCTTATCGCTGTTAGTATTGCTTCAAACATCTGTTCTATTCCTTTACTAGTTGTTATGCTGTAAGCATATCCTATGCTGCTGACAATTTCAGGGGTCAGACCCTATATTTTGTGTGAGTTACCTCACACTCTCTATAACCTCATAACCTAATTGGTTTAGGTCATAGACCCAATACTCTGTATCACAGCATAGGGCGGTAATAGTAGTATCCTCAATATCGCTAGTGATATTGGATAATTCATCGGAGAATTCTCCACACTCATCACAGGTGAAATTCTTTACTGTATATTCATATTGTAGTGTAGTCATTGTATTGACCTACCTTTCTTTCTTTATCCTTATATCTTTAGATTACACTAACCCACTGACAATATCAAGGGGGCATAAGGTACAAATCGGACATAGGTGGTCTAAGTCACATAATTTTTGTGTAAGTTAAGTCACATATGGGCGCACTATATGGACAAAACGGACATTTTTAAATTGTGCATCATACAAATTAAAATATTATTAACATTTTTAAGAATCTAATTTATAGTCGACTAAAATAAACATACATGATATACTGGCGGTATGGATAAAGTAGAAGATACAAATTGTTACAGCTATAAGGTCGAAATGATCATTCAAATTTTGGCGGAAAATGAAGAATCAGCCAGAATGCAATTAGATGATAAAGGCGGATATGTAACAACTCGCAAAGTTAAATTAATGGATTCAGTCCCTGTTTATAATGGAGTAAAAAAATAGTCGACTGATGTTTCATGTGAAACATCATATGCTAGAATAATGGCATATGAAATCCGAGAAGGTTTCAGTTGCTAAAAGGAAAGCAGAATTATATAAATATCTGCGAACCTTGAAGGAATCCTCTCCCTGTGCCGATTGTGGATCGTATTATCCATACTACGTAATGGACTTTGATCACGTTCGTGGCAAGAAGCAGAAGAATGTTATGGAACTTGTTCCAACATTGTCAAGAAAAAAGATTGACGAAGAAATCGCAAAGTGCGAGATAGTGTGTTCAAATTGTCATAGAGAACGTACACACTTTAGAAAACAAAAAAAGGCGGGATAGTGGATAAAATATTATTCCTTGGACTTACACTATGGGTCCTATATTTTATGTTCATAAAAAATCCTAAACAATAATTCTGGTTGACTACAATATTGGACTATAGCTCAGCAGGCAGAGCGGGAAGCTGTTAACTTCTAGGTCCTAGGTTCGAATCCTAGTAGTCCAGCTAATGCGGATGTTGCATATTGGTAGTGCCTCTGCCTTCCAAGCAGAAGGGGTGAGTTCGATTCTCATCATCCGCTCATATGCCTTGTTAGCTCAGTGGTAGAGCAATCGCCTTGTAAGCGATAGGTCATCCGTTCAAATCGGATACGAGGCTCAAAAAGGGCGGGAATTAAATAAGCTCATGCCATTGTATAGAACCTATAGCATCACCTGTAGATGATACTGTTCTTATACCTAGGCAATATACATCAGATACGGGAGAATCTGCATTAGTTCTACCTAATTGAAGATCAAAGCCATTATCTATCTCTAGATCTGTTGCTGCGTTATTTTGATTCGATCCCGCCAAAAATCCTCTACGCACTATTGTTCCGCCATCCATAGCTGTTGCAGTTACATTGTATTCAGTATCTTGTGTTGGCGTATTTTGAATCCATGTTCCGCCAGTTAGCGTCGGATTTCTAAAAAGTGCATATTCAAACAAATTATTAGTTGTTGTAGCTACATTTAGTCTTGCGATCTGCACTACAGAATCCATTCTTCCCGCTATCAATCGCACTGCAGCAAGTGGAACAAAGGTTGTGCCAACGTTCTGAAATAGGGTGGCACGAGAAGCAGACCATACCTCTGGTTTTCTATCATATCCACCATTTGACAGAACCGTTGCACATATCTGTCTCAATGTGCTGGTAGTTGAAGTAGCTGCAGTATTTTCAATCTCATATCGAAGCGGCAGAGTAGCAGTAGTCATATATACCTTATCCAAGATATTAGCATGATTAAACTGATGTACAGTAATAAACTGCCCATTGATTGCAAATCCTACTTTGACTGATCCTACGCCAAGCCACTCAAATTCCATAAATAGAATCTGTGCTTTAGTTAAATTTAAAACTAGTCGACTAGGACCAAGTCCATTCATTGTATCGACATTCCAATTTGCCTGATTTACTGTTTCTTCTGAAAGTGATCCACCTGTATATGTTCTACGAACAATTGAAACAGTACTGCCACTTTGTTGTAGATATACTCCATTTTGACGGGAGAAATAGCCAACTCTTTGGCGAAGCCCCGTCTGAGCTGGAGCCATGACAAAGGTTTGCATAACTGTTAAAGCTTTTCCTGGCTGGTATGGAAAACATTTCTTAGATTCTCTATAAACCTTATCTCCAGATGCCGTTCCCACATTGAGAAGATCTGTAGATTCATTTACTGAATATGATACTGATGCTCCACCTGATGTGATATCGCTAAATTCATCACCTGATTGATATCTATGTTGAACATCAAAGAGTGTATATGGATTAGAGACTTTAGTTCTACCAAATGCATCAAATCCAAATGAGGCGGGAGTAGAAGGAGAATACTGTGGTATTCCCGAAGTAGCATTAATATATGTAGCCATTAGTTCTCCAATACCAATATCGAAACTTCCGCCGAAGAATCTGTTATGCCAAATATTTCATCATATGGGCCAAGTGTAATACTTAACGTCTGTTCAGGCAGAAGCCTAAATCCATAGTTACTAGTGGTTACATGGCCAGCGCCGATATAGACGTTATTAAAGGAAATGTTCTTAATGATCAAAGATGATTCAGATCTTTGAATATGCCAATTGCTAAGGGACGTAGCTGTAGGGCCAATTTGAATAATTCCATGATTTACTGCCATGTTAATATTATACCGTTCTTCTCTTCCGCCGAGGCACTTCATTTCGCACTTATTTTTCGCAATTGCGATGCAATTTCACTTATAAAAGGACAAATCCCAACCAGAGGCGGATCCGATTGGGACTTGCTACGCCGAAGCGTAAGCACGAGGAGCAAACGGTGGGATGCTACGACCCGTGCAGATCTAAGTATCACATATTATATTTTTTAAGTCAACTACTTTTTAATCCCAGGAATTACCTTTCATGGGTTTTGGTAAATATTTCTCATTGCCTGTTAAATCGGCTAGAAGGCCCATTAGACGGTTGCAATCCTCATGCTTCCAGTAGAAGTAGCAAGTTGATTTTTCGACGCCGTGGCAATTTCCTAGCTCTTTTTCTAGCCTTGCTACCATCCACCTTAAAGCTCCAGTTGCCATAGCCTGGTCATCATAGTAATTCTGAAATTCTATTTTTGCATTATTCATATATCGAGTAATTTGATCGATATATAACTTATTCATTTTCTTCCTGTGGAGTATATGATGGGGCAGGACCTAAAAGATATCCTTGATCATGATATTTAATCATTTTATCCACTTCCTCTGCACCAACTAATTTACTGGCAATAATAGTCATAACATCATAAATACGATGGAGCATAATGTAATTAACCATATCAAGGTTTTCTGCTAGATCTTGCTTTTGTTCTATTTCTTCAGTCATGGTCTACCTATATCCTCCCAAAATTTTTCTCTACCCATAGCGTCAGTTTCTTCTATCTTACCGCCATCAGTTTGTATTTCTGATTGCTTCTTCCATTCTTCCATAAAAGTCCAATCCTATAACTTTCTTGTAATCGCAAGAAAGGCAGTATAGGTAAATTTTATCATCTAAGTCTTGATTAGGCATTAGAAGGCCTTGATCCATTGGACATTCAACCTTTGGAACAAGGCCCTCTTCTGCTAAAGCCAAATATCTAGATACTACTTGTATCCTCAATGACTTTCTCCATTTCTATTGATTAGGGTACTTAGTTAGCCATTTGCTAACTGCCCCATTTTTAATGGATGACCATGAACTCCAGTTTTCTCCGCCCTGGGTCATGTGGTACGTTATCTCTGCGTTAATTACTGGATCAAAAAGTAGTACATTTGATCTCAGGTCGAATTTCTCTTTGCGATCATCGCCAAGGTTTCCCAGCATGTTGATCTGAAAAATTCCGTAGGAACTGTCTCCAGTTTTCCTGTTGCCGTTATACGCCATTGGTCGTCCGTTGGACTCCGATTTTGCTACGGCCCAAGCCAGTTTAAGGGCTTTACCTTCAAAACCTACAGACTTGAGTAGTTGCAGCAACTCTTTGTCGGTAAGCATTTCTGAAGGTTTATACACAGTGTTGCTGAATTTTTCCAGCGTTTCTTTCTTCAGTTGTGCTTCTGTTTTTGTCTCTGGTTTTACAACCAAAGCTTTTGCTGGCGTCATTGTTTCAGGCTGGACACCGAATAGAAATAATGTTATCATTCCTATAACAGTCCAACTATGAGCAACATCGCTCAGCTTTTGTTTGATATTCTCCATTGGCATTTCCTCCTTTAGAGATAACGAACTATAATCATAACATTGTTTGACAAACCCTGTCAAGCTAGTTGACCAGAAAATAATATGGATATTTCATTCTCGACACCGATAATTAACTTAAAAAACAACAACGGATACGGTTATGCGGGAATTCATATAGTTAATTCATTAAAAGAATTAGGTCACAATGTGCCATTCCAAGATCCTAAATCTCCAGTTCAATTAAACTTTTCACAACCAACTTTTTTCAAGCTTCATAGAAATCAATATCAAATCAGTTATACTCCATGGGAATCAACTATTGTGCCTGAGACATGGAAAGAAAACTTAAGTTATGTTGATGAAATCTGGACAACTTCTGATTGGTGTGCAAATGTTTTTGAAGATAACGGATTAAAGAATGTTCGTGTTTTTCCGCATGGAATAGAAAAGATTTGGACGCCCCGCCGCCGCCGCCCCGATGACGTATTGAAGTTTTTGCATATTGGAGAACCTGCGCCACGGAAGGCGGGCCAGATGGCTGTTGATGCTTTTACTAAATTGTTTGGTAATGACAAGGGGTTTCGTCTTACAATTAAAGCTTATAAACATAATACTACTAGAATATATAATAATTATATAGATAAGAATATATTAGGTTTACCAAATGATATATATAATAATATAAAGATTATAACAGATGACTTAGATATAAGTCAACTAGTAAAACTATATCATGATCACGATGTTTTAATATATCCGAGTTATGGGGAAGGTTTTGGATTTATTCCTTTACAAGCATTAGCTACAGGAATGCCAACAATTTGCACAAGTGGTTGGGCACATTATGAAAACTATTTGGGGCCATTAAAGTTAAAGTCAAGATTAATAGATTCTCCTTGGCAATTTCCACATGAAGGAAAAGTTTTTGAACCAGACTATCAACATCTACTTGAACTTATGAGAGATGCTGCTATTAACTTTAATGCTTATGCTGGATATTACTACGCTCAGTCAACTAAAATTCATGAAGAATATAACTGGTTGCAGTTGACCAATAACGCATTTGATCACATATTTAAAAAGTTTGCTTAAACCTCTTCCCCTCAGAAATAAAGTTTGCTAGAATTAGACTCTATCTAATTTTTTAATTTAACCGCAAGGCGGAGAAAAGGTG